AATGTCGCGGATGCTGGCACTAAGATACTATTTAGAGATCCAAAGAAGTCGGAGGATTGATGAGTCCTAAGAAGTTAGAACCAAAATCACGGTATGCTCAATACGACCTTGACGGGGACGGGACGGTCAGCGATGAAGAACTTGCAAGAAATCAAGAACTTGTGGAAATCGAATTGCGTGAAGAGAAGGCTGATAGTCAACGCCGAATGGCTTGGGTGTCTCTTAGCAGTATGGTGGTTTTCGCTTTATTACCATTATTGCCCTTCGTTCCTGAGTCGCGCTTGTCCACCCTTGCCTCTTTAAGTGACATGCTATTTTTGAGCCAAGCAAGCATTGTAGGCTTATACTTCGGTGCAACAGCTTACATGGCAAAAGGCAGATGAGCGACGAGAATCGTGTCACGCTACGCTGCGCACGCTGCAAGAAAAAAGGTGGAGTAATGGATTTTGTGCATTTAAAAATTAAAACTCTTTGTGGGCGTTGCTACGCACGATTAAGTGGGTGGGCGTAATGGGCATACTTGGATCACTTATAGGCCCAGCTACTCAGCTATTAGATAAAGTAATTGAGGATAAAGACCAAAAGAACGCCTTAGCACATGAGATTGCGACTATGGCAGAGCGGCATGCACAGGAGCTTGCCAAAGGCCAGCTAGAAGTAAATAAGGTTGAAGCTGCACATCACAGCATCTTCGTATCTGGGTGGCGACCTTGTATCGGTTGGGTGTGTGCGCTAGGTCTTTTATACAATACGATTATTTCAAATATACTGGGTATCTGGATAGAGGTGCCAGAAATAGATACTACATTACTTGTACCTGTTATGATGGGAATGCTTGGTCTTGGTGCTATGAGATCATATGAAAAAGTACAAGGTGTTAGTCGGGAGAAATAAATGTCAGACCAACTAATTAATATGTTAAAGAGACACGAAGGTGTCCGTAGTCATGTATATGTTTGCTCTGCTGGTTATGAAACGATAGCTGTTGGTAGGAATATAGCAGAATCAGGGCTAGGACTATCTGAAGACGAAATTGAGTTTTTACTTAACAATGATATTAGGCGCGTCCGAGAGGAACTTAACGATACTTATTTTTGGTTTGCAGCACTAAACGAAGCACGGCAAGACGCTATGATCGACATATGTTTTAACCTTGGCCTAACGCGACTGCGAGGGTTTGTAAAAGCTTTAGAAGCTATGTCTCGTGAACAATTTGATATTGCTGCCGATGAATTTATGGATAGTCGTTGGAGTGAGCAAGTAGGTAATCGTGCGGTAGAGGTTACTGAAATGATACGAACTGGAGAGTATCAGTAATGCCACTACAAAAATATATATTTAATCCTGGAATCAATAAAGAAGGAACAGACTATGCTGCGGAAGGTGGTTGGTTTGACGCTAATTTAGTTCGTTTTCGTAAAGGTTTGCCAGAGAAGATAGGTGGGTGGCAGAAGTATATTGAGACTTCTTACGAAGGGACAGGTAGAAAACTTCACGGTTGGGTAGATTTAGACGGTACGAAACTTCTAGGATTAGGTACACGGTTTAAACTCTATATCCAAGAAGGGACTAGCTATAACGATATTACACCAATACGCGAAACAACTAGCGCGGGGGATGTCACCTTCGCTGCGACTAATGGTTCGAGCACTCTTACGGTTACAGATTCTGGACATGGAGCAGTAGACGGAGATTTTGTTACTTTTTCTGGGGCAGCAAGTTTAGGCGGGAATATTACAGATACGGTATTAAATCAAGAATATCAAGTCGTATCTGTTCCTACAGCTAATACTTTTACAATAGTTGCTAAAGATACTGACGGAGCTACGGTTACTGCTAATAGTAGCGATACTGGTAACGGGGGCAGTAGTGTTGTAGGCGTTTATCAAATTAATTCTGGTTTGGACGTTTTTGTAGACGGTACAGGTTGGAGTGTTGGAGCTTGGGGATCTGGCACTTGGGGGTCTACAACTTCATTAGGTGACGCTAATCAGTTACGTCTTTGGTCAATGGATAATTTCGGCGAAGATTTAATTTCCAATCCCCGCGCAGGAAGTATTTATTACTGGGATAAAACAAGTGGATTAAATACGCGAGCAGTTCCGTTAACTTCTTTAGCTGGGGCTAATAAAGCTCCGACTAAAGGATTACAAGTTTTAGTATCAGACGTTGATAGACACGTTCTTGTTTTAGGCGCAGACCCAATAAGTGGTGGCTCACGAAGCGGAACTATTGACCCGTTGTTAGTTGCATTTTCTGATCAAGAAAACCCTGCTGAATGGGAACCTCTAGCTACTAATACCGCGGGTTCATTACGTTGTTCTGCTGGTTCAGAAATAATCGGGGGATTAAGGGCTAGACAAGAAACTTTAATCTGGACTGACGTTGCTCTATACAGTTTACAGTTTATTGGGCCACCGAATACTTTTGGTTTAATTTTATTAAATGAAGGGGTTAGTCTTATTGGGCCGAATGCCGCCGTAAATACGCCTAATGGTATTTTTTGGATGGATAAAAAAGGCTTTTATATGTATAACGGTTCAGTACAACCAATCCCTTGTACTGTTCACGCTTTTGTTTTTGATAACCTTAACGAAAAACAAGCTTTCCAAGTATTTGGTTTCGTTAATAAACAATTCGACGAGGTCGGCTGGTTCTATTGTTCAGGTGAAAATAACGTTATTGATAGATATGTTTCTTATAACTATGTAGAAAATTCTTGGGCTATTGGAGAACTTTCGAGAACTGCTTGGTTAGATGAAGGATTAGTTGCTTTCCCTAGAGCAGCAGGGAAAGATAACAGCACTCACTTTCTTTACTCTCATGAAACAGGGTTCGATGACGATGGTTCTCCTATGAACAATGTCTTTATTGAAAGTGCTGATTTCGATATTGGAGATGGAGAACAATTCCAATTTATTAGGCGATTTATCCCAGACGTTAAGTTCACAGGTAATTCTTCTGGGACACAAAAAATAAATTTAGTTTTAAAAGCGCGTAATTTTCCAGGAGATTCTTTAACTACCGATCAAACGAGTTCGTTTACTGCTACGACTACTAAAGTAGATACGAGAGCTAGGGGTCGACAAGCCGCTATTCGTTTCGAATCTGACGACGATGCAGAAACCGTAGACAGGTTAGGAGTTGGTTTTAGGATTGGTGCAACAAGGCTAGATGTTCAGCCTAACGGTAGACGTTGATGGCAAGAATACTTCCAGGAAGATTGCCTCAAGCTGCTTCAGATACAGTAGAAGCTCCTACGTTTAACAGAGCTATGCGACTGTTAGAGTTAAACGTCGGTACTTTTGACCCTGATCGTACTCCTCAATACACTTCGGCTAACCGCGATACGTTGTTTTTCGAAAAAGGAGATATTATTTGGAATACCACAGAGAACGTTCTTCAAGTATATTTGGGCAATTCTTGGCAGAATATTTCAACGCCAAGCACCTCTGGTGTTAGCGCAACAGGGAGTATCGGGGTAGTTAGTGTTGCTACTAATGGTAACGTTGGGGTGTCTTTGTAGTTATGAAAAAGACTAAGAAACAACCTAAAGTACCCGCAAAGTATTTAGCTGGTCTTTCTGCGAAAGAAAAAGCAAAACGTAAGAAAGAAATAGCTAAAAACAAAAAGAAGTCTCTAAGTGACCCTTCTGCTTATAAATTTTCTACAGATAAGAAAAAAGGTAAGCGTAGGAAAACAGTTGAGTCTAAATATACACGGCGCTTTAGAGAGAGGTTTGGTACAAAATCATGAGTCTTTCAGCTAAAACTAAAAAAGCTTTGGATAATAAAGCGGAAGCTGCGCGTAAAAAAGGTAAAAAAGTTACTGCTGGACAACTTGCTCGCGTCTATAAACGAGGGTTAGCTGCATATAAAACAGGGCATCGTCCTGGAACTTCTCAACACCAATGGGCTATGGCCCGTGTTAATTCTGTACTTACTGGTGGTAAAGCAGCTACTGTAGATAAAGATATTATGAAAGGTGGGAAAGCTAAAAAGAAACCTGCCAAGAAGAAAACTGC